ACTTACCTTGATTTTTCATCCGTCCCATGCTATACTAACACCCGTTACAAAACCCCTAAAAACAAGGTCTTACAAGGGTTTCGCCGATTCCCGGCGTAAGGTCATATACTTACAGTATATGCCTTCCGTGGCATTCGTCAGATGTCCATGCAAGCATGGCCGCCAGACTCATTGCTGCGCGAAAATGAATCGAGTGTTCGTGACCTTCCACTCGTAAAACAAAACTTCTTTTATAATAAGTTTATAGAGTGTTATCTACGTTTATAGAGCCTTGAAAACAGCGTGTTTTCAGGCTTTTTCTGTTTATCATTGTTTATTATCGTTTATGCAGTTTTGGACAAATTTTGGACAAAAAAGAAGAGGGGCGAACCCCTCTAAAATACATTTGCTATCTTCTGCATTTCGTCTGCTTTAGTGTCTGGCAAAACATGACTGTATAAATCCATTGTCATCGCTAAAGAACTGTGTCCCAAAATGGTTTTAAGTACCTGCGGTGGCATTCCGGCTTCAATTGCTCTTGTTGCAAAAGTATGTCGGAATACATGACTTGTGATCCGTGGGAAATCATATCCGTCACTTTTTATTCTCTTTATGATTCTGTCAATTTCACCTTGGATCCGTTCCCGGCTGATTGGATCGCCGTTTTCATTACAAAATAAATACTGATCCATTCTTACAACCTTAAATCCCCAATATTTCCGCTGAGCTTCTATATGTTCCGTAATGGCAGCAGTCAACGGAATGTCTCTGGTAGAAGTTCTTGTCTTTGGTGTATCCTCAAAATATCCTTTTCCCTCGATGTATTTTAAAGTTCTACGAACATGAATTACATTTTGTTTCTTATCTATGTCAGAATATTTAAGACCTTGCATTTCACCTTTTCGCATACCAGTCCGAAGCATTACAGAAAAAAAGTGGTATAAATAGCTTTCTTCTGCATATTTCATAAATAAATCCTGTTGCTCTTTTGTCATAGCTGTTCGCTCTTTCTTCGTTCCTGTTTGGCGGGGCAATTCAGCCAATTTAACAGGATTTCTTTCTATTAAGCCATTCTTCATAGCTTGTTGAAGACAGCCGTTTAAAATTGCTGATACGATCTTAATACTTGAAATAGCATACCCTTCTTTTACCATATCATTATATAATTTCTGAATGTGTTCCCCTCGGATCTCCGATAACTCTTTATTTCCTAACCGATTGTTTATTGTGCTTTTATAATACTTTTCATAGCTGGTATATGTTCCGATTTTTACACGATTTTTCTTATATTCTTCCAACCAAGTTTCATACCATTCCATCAATGTAATTTTTTCTTTTTTAACGTACAAACCATGTTCCAGTTTATATTTAAGATCGGTCATTTCTTTTTGGGTTTTGGTAATAGTGGAAGCCTGAACGGTATAAGAAACACCTTTATACATAAAACGTCCTTCAAATGTATTTCCACGTTGTCGGATGCCTTTCGGAAGTTTTCGTCCTCTCTTATCTATTGCCATATTAACTCCTTTCTGAACGTAAAATTCAAATATTGCAATGAGTCAATATGACAGGTATAATCATATTGACTCTATACAGTGTGTGTATTGGGTTATTTCTGTTTTGCCCCGTGGTGTTGCCGCACTGTGGGGCATTTATTTTCCCTTTGTGATGAAATTTTTCGCTATATATGGCTATATGTCAGGTTTTTACTGGTTATTTACTTATTTTCCCCACTTCTAAACAATTCCTATATACCGAAAAATCAAAGGTTTTCAAAGGTTCTTCTATGCTCTGTCGGTCTTTTCTGCCGGAATATAGCCGGTGATATCCTCTGTATCGATCAGCTCAATTACATCCGCTATATTCTTCTCAAATGATGACATATAAGTTTGTACAATGTTTGCCCCCTGCCAGATTCCCTCCCGATTTTTCAGCATGTTCCAGGCATCATCAACACCTTTACCTGTTTCACAGGTTGCCTCATCAATTTTATGTAATACATAATTGATCTGCTCAAACTGAAGAATAAGTCCTGATAGAATCTCTATAGCATTTGTCTGCCGGTCTTGCATTTTGATAACCATTTCTACTGCTGCCTCTGGATTTAGTGTCTGCTGTTTTTTATTCATGTTTCTTTTCCCTCTCTTTCTGTTCTTCTAAGTACATTCTTTTTACAAATCCATACACCATAGCAAGGTGGTTGGGATTCTGTATCTTTTCAAGCATTTGTATCAGATCTTTCTTTTTATCCATTTTTTCACGCTCTCTTTCTATGATTCCACTTATATAGGCTTTAGATGTCTAACCGCAATCTATATTAAATTCTCCGCAAAACGATGCACTATTTTTAATAGCCTTAAAGCGTCGCAATTATCAGCAAGCCATTTGATTCTGTCTTTGTACCATTCAATTTCTTCCTGTTCTTGCTCTTTTTTCATACTGTTTGACCTCCCTATATGTCAGATTTCTTTAACAAAACTTAACAGTTTTTCACTGATTAGATTTTCCATTTTTCTTTAAATGCTTTTATCATAGAGCATAAAAAACTGATAAACCGTTCATTGTTGCACTCATTAACCATCTGCATGATTTCTTTCTTCTTTGCTTCCATTTCCTCACCATCCTTTATCCAACCGCCTGAACCTGTGATCTGCCAAAGAAACTTGCATTGTAACTTGCGCCATCTCCTTTGGAACCCCAGATCAGTGAACAGCCAAACAGTGCTTTAGATCCGTGTATTACCTCATATCCGAGCTTTTTCCATCCAACCCAAGTATTTGTATCCTCGGTCACGTCTGCTGCCTCTTTGCTTCGTTTAATACGCTCTGCATTGATTTCCTCTGCTTTAGCAGATAACCATGCTCTGTGAAGTGCCTCTGCAAAGCTGATACTGTACCGGCGGTAATTTTTCCATGCATTCAACATGATTTTCTTCAGATCATACTTCATAACCTCTGTACTCCTTTCTCAAGGCTTACAACAGTCCCGGCAGGTCTTAAAGCTATCTAAGGTATCTTGACCATCTCATTATCCCCTTACCCTTGTCCGGCGTTATACTGGTGTCTCCGGTACGCTTTTGCCACTTCGTTTTCACCCTTTGCTGTTGTGTTTTCCTTAACTTGTAACTATATTATAACCCATTTTGGGTTACTCGTCAACCGTTTTGTAATATATTCTGTATTATTTTTATCCGTTTTCGTTTGACTTATAACTTATATTTTATTATAATCTTCTTAGAAAGGTAGGTGTCACTATGTCCATTGTCTATGAAAACAATCAGCAAATTGTTATAGAAATAAAAAAATTGATGCTAGAAAAACAAATATCTCAACGGGAAATTGCGGAAAAATTAGGTATCAAACCACAAGGTTTAACCAAATTACTTACAAAGAAAAATTTCGGTTTTGAAGATGCTGAAAAAATTCTGTCAGCTATAGGGTATAAGCTTATATTGGATTTCAGTCCAGACGACAATGTATGCAACTCCGAAGAATAACTTACACAGTCCCGTTTTGAAAACCCGCTCAAAAATGAGCAAATCTATGAACTGACAGAACGATTCATTTTTAGAAGACTATGAATGATTATTCGGTATATAAGCTGTTGGTCATTTTTGACTGGTACGTTAAAATGTCGATTCAGATCATAAGGAGATAAGGGTAAACATTTCGTTCACCCCTTGCGTCCTGCTGCCAGATATGCTATATTTAAGACACAAAGAGGGAAACCGCAAGCGGCTACCCGATTATAATGTTAAGCTATTATGCAACAGCCGTCATTATTCGCAGTAATGGCGGCTATTTTCTTTTACCCTTGAAAATCTCATAGCAAAGACCTACAAGGGCAACAATGAATATACTAAACTGAATCAGATCAGAATATGTAACCATCGTATCGCCCTCCTTTCTTTCGTCTGGAGGGTGTTTTTTATCCCTCCGTAACAGAGGGTAGCCGCCTGGCTTTGGTTTCCCTGTCTGTATCTTACCATGATGACAGCAGACAAGGCAACCATTGTGTTATGTTATTTCTGAAAAATCATTCGCTATATTTTTTCAGCCGGGAAATCAGCCGGCATATTCTTTAGCAATAACATATCATTCAGTATTTTCAATGCTTTTCGCAAATATGCTTGATAATCCGTTTTTCGAGCCGGAACAGAAGCAAAAGTGCATATTTTATCATATCCACATCCTTCAGTAAGAGTTATGAATAATTTACTTGCCAAGCCCGAATTAGACTGTATTGCAGCCTGTAATATCATTATAAGATCTTCATTATCTGCATTTCTGCAAAACTGTACCAACTCTTTTTTTCTGCAATCTGTAATTAGATAATCTTTCATGTATGTTTCGCGTACTGTCATTTTTCACTCTTTCTAAACCGTCTCAAACGGGTTTCTTCCAGTTACCGTTCTTCTCACTTTTCCCTCTTCCAGGACGAGATCGAACAATGTTCTTCTGTTTACTTGCGCGGTTACATTGTACGTGCTGCCCTTGCCGTTTCCACTTTCTTCCCTTACAATCCGGCGGATCAGGCTTTCTGGCGCTTCGATATTGTTACCACTCTTCTGATCTCCGAGGACTGCCATAAACTCTTTGTTTGGTGGGATAACAGCTCCCTGTGCAAGATATGGAACCATCGGCGCACTCCAATATCCGACATTAAATCCGACCGAACTAAAACCAGTCAGTTTTTCTAGCCAGTGTGGTAAGCTAATACTCATGGAGTTGAGCGCGTTTGCGAAAGAGTTCTGCATGGTCTGAATTGCGTAAAGGAAATTATTTATGAATCTTATGATGCTGTTTATTGGAGATTTTACATATCCAACAAGGGTACTAAAACCGCTTCTGAAGCTTTCCTTGATCCTTTCAACTCCATCGGATAGTCCTTTTTTCATTTCATTCACTTTGCTTACGGCGCTGGATTTTATATTGTCCATTTTCTCGGTGACTAGATTTCTTATTTCCTCAAATTTTTTCTTTATTTTTGATAAGAAATCCGTAATTCCAAGTAAAAGTCCCTCGATGATATAGTGTCCTTGCTCTTGCATGACGGTTGACGGACTGTGAATACCGAAAGCATTTTTGAAGCCGTCCAAAATCGGTTTAAAGACATTGTCTACAATCCAACTTCCAATCCCCAAAAGAGCGTCTAGGATTCCAAGCAGAATACCGTCAACAACATTTCCTCCGGCTTCTTTGATTTTGTCTTCAAAGTACTGATATGCTTCTGATGCTCCTTGTGCGATAAGATTTCCTATCAGCCTTGCCAGTGCTCCGGTGATTGATCCAAGCGCATATCCTAATAATTCCAGTATTTTTTCAGCAATCGCAATCCACTGTATATTTGTCAGTGCATCTTGAATGTTTGTGACTATTTTTGACCAGTCAATATTATGGATAAACTCTATGAGCGTATCTAAAAAGTTTAGGACAAGGGTTGACGCCGCTTTTGAAAGCGCAGACCAATCAAGATTCTCGATGAAACCAACTATAACAGTCGGAAGTGCAAGAAGCTTGTGCCCGATAAATTGTCCTAATTTCGCCCAGTCGACTTCATATACAACACCGTTTACGCCCTCAGCAAATTTACTTCCGAGATTTTTCCAGTCAATTCCAGTGTAAAAAAGGTCTAATGTATTAACTATGGTATTGATTCCCGTACCTATCGTCCGTCCAAGAAGATCCCAATCTATATTATCTACAAGGCTGTTAAATGTTCTTGTAAATGCAGTAACAAAATAAGTGACTGTCGGACCAACATTGTCCCATGAAATTGCTTTTTTTACTTTCTTGAGTCCACGGTTAATGGCATCCGCCATCATTTCTCCTAGTCCTTCAAAATCACCGGACTTAATCAGATCTTTTATTTTTTGAAAGATTTTCTCGATATTTGATTCTATCGGGACATCCTCAAACATTTGGCCAGGATCGACACCGCCACCACTCGATCCGCTGTTACCGGATGATGCTTTGGAAGTCGTATCCTCAGCTGTGAATTTGTTAAGATCATCGAGAGGTGAAAGATAGTCCTCTGCTGCTTTTGCTGCATCTTCCGTAGCGTCAGCTGCGTCTTTCGCTGCCGATGCCGTATCTCCTAGACTTGCAGCGTAATTCTTTTGTACCGCTATCGCCCTTGTGTATGTACTCTTTCCTGATAGGAAAGAAAAGAACATACTCACATAACTTGCCGCCGTAGACAGCATATCTATGAATTTAGATAGAATAGGTGCGACTACTGTGAGAATAGGTGCAAAAGCTGTTGCAAGGCTATTTTTTAACCGCTCAAGGCTACTCCAAAGCATAGAAATGCTTCCGTTTGTTTCGCCGGAATACTGAGATAAATTTTTAAATCCATCAACTAGTGCACTTCTTAGCTTGTTAACAAGCACATAAAGACTTCTGATTCCGAATCCATATTTGACAAGCGTTCCAAGAGAAAGTCCAAACCCGGAAGACGATTTCTTTGCTCCGGTTAAGGATTTTGCCGCATTTTTTCCGAATGTAGCAATGCTACCGATTGCCTTTCCGACCATTCCGCCAATACGTGACAATCGGCTTGTACTTGCAGTAGCTTCATCTGCTTTTTGAGAATATTCATTTATCTTGTCGTTTACTCCATCGTAAGCGGTTTGAAGCTTGTTATGCATGTCAGCAAGCTTTCCTTCCTCTTGGGAAAGCTTTTCCAAATCTTCTTTTGCCGCTCTTGCTTTGGATCCTAACTCAAAAGGGTTACCTGTCGCAAATAGCTTGTCCTGTTCACGTTCTGCTACCTCTATTTCCTTTGTAAGCTTTTCGATGTCTTCTTGAACCCACTTATATTGAGTGGTATCAAATGTTGTGCCACGTTTTGCACTATCTTTTACAGCGTCTTTTATGACACCTTGCATCATTTCCAGATCATTAAGCTTCTTGACCGTTTCATCGATCTTGGCTTGCATTTCTCCATATTCATCGGAGTAACCGGCAATTTTCCTTTTCAGTGCATCTATTTTTTCAGACTGCGAATCGTATTGACTGTTTAACCTCGCAAAAGCATCTATTTGCTTATTTAAAGCCGCTTTTGCTGTTGCACCGATATCATTTACCTTTTGTGCCATCCGCCGCAATGAGGCTTCTGTTTTTTCGCTTCCGGCATCAACTCCTTTCGTATCTATTTGGGTGTCTATTACTATCGTGCCATCCCGTTCTGCCATTCCTGATCCTTTCTACCGCTAACTTTTTGCGGTTAATGATTATCACTCCTATCGATAACCATGAAAATCTTTTAATATTTCATTTCCTTGATCCACAACATTCCATTTTTTTATCAATGCTGTGATCTGATTGATAAATTCTGCATATCCTGTTGAGCTAGGATAATGTGTTCCGAAAACTTTCCAACAGCTCCCTTTACCAAATGCCTTTTCAAAATGCTTTGCAGCTTCCGTCCTAAACTGTTTTTCGGCTGCTTCCTTATCTTTTTCATAAATAAGCTCGGCTTTCTTCGCTGCCCTTACAATTTTCCAACATTCTTCCATGATCCTGTCAATATCATCTAAATCAAATACTATCTGCCCGTACCGAACATTGACTCTTTTAATTCTGCTCATCAGTACCTCCTTTCTTCTCGCAAATCTGCTGCCAAATCACAGCGAGTAAGCACATAATGATAAATAACTCAGCCAAAATGCCAAACTCTAAAATACACTGCATTAACTGCATACTCTTTCACCTCTTTCGCTATATAGTTTCGCTTGTACGGATTTTTTACATTTCATAAGACCACAGCTCGCCCTCTGCTTCGTTTTCCGGGATCCTGACAATCAAATCGTCATTAGGGATGTATGCCTGTGCAATCTGAATCAGTAAATCTTCCAGAGCTTCTGCAGTGCGAGCGCATAGTTTTATTCCCGCCACATGTTTCCAGGCGCTTACATATCCAGACGTTAGAAATAGATCTGCTACCAGTATGTTACTTTCCCATTTTGTCCGTACCTTTGCTATTCTTAATTTTCTGTTTTTCCCTTTCTGCTTCAATTGTATCTGAACCATTGTTTCTTACCTCCATGAATGATAAAATTGTCATAGAGGTTGTCCTGCTGCCGTTTTTGACCGATGGCAGCAGGATAGTAAGCATTATATTTGTCTGAAATCCTCTATCAACTTTTTTAACCGTTCATCGGATTGCTGAGATATTCCTGTAGGCTCGTCTTTTGCTTCTATTTCTGCATTTTCAGTGGTTGTCATAATTTGTATTGCATCACGATTTTTTTCACGGATTTGAGCCGAATATGAATTTCTATTAGTCTGATCGATCATTTGTTGCATATCAGCCGGTAACTTTTCATATTCCTCCTGTTTTTTTGCTTCGTTCCGGTAAGACCGCATAAAGTTAGAAGATGCCACTTGTTCACTGTAAGATCCATCAGCCGCCCACAGCCTTAACACATTAGGAGATCCAACAGCCTTTTGCACCAAAGGCGGCAATTTTGAAAATTCTTCCTGTGAATTGTAAATACTATTACGGATCGCCTTTTCAACAAGTGACCACGCTTCCAGCTCATTCAACTGTTTTGGCGTATTTAATTCGCGCACTAAGGCTATTAACTGCCCCGGTGTTGGTGCAAACCCTTTTGTGTCTGCCCTCAGATACGCCAAAAACGCTTTTTGCGCCAAATCAAACGAAATATCTGATAACGCTAGATTCCACGTATTGATTGTTACTGTCTTATTATCTGGTTTGTAATTTGGATATGCTCCCTGAATCATCATTAGTAGTTTCGCCGTCTCTTCCCTAAGCATTGAGCCAACCCTCCAGTCCCTCATCATCTTTTGATTTTTTATTTTTTTGTCTTTGGTTCTTCTCCCACGTTCTGACTGATGCCTTCCAGTCTTTCATTTTTGTTTTCCCAACATACCATCCCTTAGATGTGTAAAAGTCAACAAATGATTGAGCATCAACAGCATTTCCACGTTCAAAGCAATACTCCTGTACTTCTTCAACAGTTGGCGGAGTAAAATGAGACATTTTTCTCCCCACATTATTATTTATACTACCCTTACCTATACTATCCTTACCTAACCTAACCTGGGTATCCCGCATGTCTACCACGTGGTTGTCATCTGGTATACCAACTGCCAACACATGTAATTGATACCGATCATCGATTGTATCAAGTTGTTCAAATTCTTCTTTAAATCGAGTAGGCGTATATCGATCTCTCCGCAGATAATTGTTGATTTTCCAGTCTCGAATAACAACAACCCCGCTGTCGAAAGGAATCAAAAAACCTTTAGCAACTAAAATTTTCAAATCATCATCAGAAGCATTTGTAAGCCGCAATATCTTTTTGGGTGCACTGACAAACCCGTCGTCATCTGCTTCAAGACCATACTGAAAATACAAAGCTTGCGCTGATGCCGGCATATCAAGAAAACGATCAGAACATACAACGTCCTTAGAAAACATTCTGCGGCTCGCCATTTTCATCATCTCCTTTCATTGACTGCTGCCCTTCTGGTGTCCTAAGTGCTTTCTTTGCACCTTTAGCTGCTTTCAGCGTATTCCATGCCCTTGCGTCCATAGTTTTTATAAACTCTTGTATTTCCTGCCGGTTTTTCGGCTTCCAGTATCCACGCCCTGATCCTGAACAAATAATGGCTCCACGTTCACGTTCCAACGCAATTCTTTGTCGCAACTCACGTGATGATCCGCATCCACTTATCCGCATCAACTCCTGCGTAGTGATTGCATTTTCCTTGCCAATTGGCAGCAGTGGATCAATAATGAAGTCAGTCTTGCCGGACTCTTCATTTGTGCATATTCGGTTATTTCTGTTTTGTTTTCGCATTATTTTACCCCCGTCAATGAATCAAAATACAGATCCGCTTTTCTCGTATCATATAAGGCACGCTTACCCACTTTCATGACACATCCAATCTCTTTACCCAATTTCATGGCACTACCTCTTCCAAGTCCTGTATAATTCATAAACTCTTCAAGGCACAAAAATCTTGGATGCACTTCTGCTTCAATTTTTGTTCTCTTATACATTGATATCGCCTCCCTTTCTGTTCGTCTAAATTCATTATAGTTTGTCTTGCACTATATAATCAAATATTATATAATTATATTAGAAAATAACATTTTATATTTAAAGGGGATACAGAAATAATGAAAAGTGATATTAACGCAGCAAAAAGTTATGACGGTATAACTGATTATGATATTTCAACGTTGATAGAGAATATACAGCGAATAATGAAAGAAAGAAATATAACGCAAGAAGAACTTGCTGCAGCAGCAGGAATAGCACAGCCAAGAATTTCTAAAATTTTCAAGAGGGAAGGGTCGAACTGTTTCACCATTCAACAGCTTGTTGCTATTGCAAGTTATTTTCATGTTTCAGTTGATTCTCTTTTAGGCATAAAAACAAATAATCCGCCAGAAGAAGAAAAAGAAATTACTCTTTCTGATGTGTGTGTCAAATTGTTTGAATTAGACGATCTGGCTTCTATTTCCTTTGGAGAATGTAGAAATGGCGAAATTATACCTTCACAGACAGCACCGGGAGAATGGGAAGAAGCTTATGGACCATGTATTTATTTTAAGAATGATTCAATCAGCAATTTTATTTCAGAATGGATTGAAATGAAAGAAATAAATGTTAAAAATAAAGCTTTAAAAACAAATCTGTATACTACATGGAAAAATGGAAGTATTGTTGAGAATAAAGACAAGTATAAAAGTACAAAATTTCAAGATATACATTCGTATCAGATAGAACTTGCAAAAGAAGTTATAGCCGGAAACGGAGCCCCCTTTAACTTTATTCCTTTTACAAAAAAAGAGAGAGAACTATTTGAAAAATATATGGACTCAGGTTCTTATATCTTAGATTTTTTTGATAGCAATGAACAACATATTCTCGAAGAATACTTATCCTTATCAAAAACTCAAGCATAACAATAAAAATTGACTAAACATTTATTAAAAAATTTCCACTATAAGCCATTAGAAAATTATTACGAAACAAAATATGTATCAAGATTGATTTCGGATCTTTTATACACAATTATGGCCGATGCATTAAAAGATTCTTATCAACTTCGCCCTATAGCGGATCATGAAGTTGATGAGCTGTTGACAGAAATTGATAATTGCATTCAGCATGTGGAACAGTTAATTTCACCAATATCACTTGAACTGGATAAATTTCCGAATTATGACGACATACTTATTGAATTGGAACAATTAAGAAACTTATTAGAAAATTATTAGAAAATACACCTTTTACAGATTATAATACTGGAAAAGCAGATGGATTTAGAGATGCTATTATGCAGATTGCTACTGGTCAAATGAAAGATATAACATTAGGTGAATAGTAAATACTTTAAGGATATTTAAGACTAACCCAAAGGGGGAATACATTTTGACACCAATAGAATATTATCTGATCCGGTCTTTGATGTACCGGAAATATGAGAAAAAACGGCGAAAATTGCAGAAAAAGCGGTATAAGAAAGCCAAACGGCAATATAACAGGGAGCTGATGAGAGAAAGCGCCGACCGTCAAACAGAATGGATTCAAGAACAAATTCAGAAGCACAAGGAAAAGAAAGAAGAAAAACGGAACAGAGAAGTTACTGACTACGGGTATGATTTGCCATCTTCTTACGAATATGTAAATGAGAATGAACCGGAAACATCTTCAGCAAGCTCGTTCCGGTTCTTTTCGGATGACTTCGCCACATACATTTTGAATCACTGGGACAGGGAATTTGATGTTGTTCATTTTCTATTTCCAATTGTTTCCGTTATAATGCTTTTCATTTTTGTGCCTATATCCCGTTTTGCAGAGTTGGACGGCGTAAGGGTAACAACTGGTGCATGGCTTATTTACGATTTGCTATTTTTCGTCTTATGGATAATACCGTTTGACATAATTGTCTTTATCTTCAAAAAGCTTTCTGTCTTATACGTAAAGTCCCACTATCTTGAATTTGAAGAGGAAACTGACGAAGAAATAGAACAAGATATTGCAGATGATCCCGAAGATCATAATGATAATATACCTTATGCAGAGGAAAGTGACTTTGAAGACGATACCATATACACAGAGGAAAGAAAACCTATTCCTAAGATCATTCCCAAAAAGAAAAAAGCGCCTTTTAACGTAGAAGCTTTCGCCAAAGAGTGTAACGCTTATGTGGTAAAGCAAGAGCGTCAGGAAGAACAAGAAAATTTACAGCATTGATATATCTTTTCACAAAATGAGAGTGATCCAGTATTTGACCAACCATTATCTTATGTGATAAAATCTACTGCAAGTACCCAATCACCAACTGTCGCAATAGTCATATATGATATACGGCAGAAAAAAGGCGGATAGAATAATCTACCCGTCTTTTTTATTGCCATTGTCTTGATAAAGCATATTTTATTCCATTATCAATAGATGTAGGTTTGTCTAATTTCTATAGCTGATATACATTGATTTGTTATACCGGAACCTCTAATTTGTTTCTACATTTTGGCTATATATTCGGATATTGCTAGTTTTTTTAAGTTTTGAAAGCCTATTCTGCCAACTGGATTCTCATTATATCCGATTCCTTTGTTGCTTATGTCTTTCTCCTATATATTCTGAAATATGAAGTTTTTTGAGGTTATTCCATCAGCACAGCATTATCCTTTTTGAGTGATTCTATGGTCTTGTCTGCCATTTTCAACGCCCTTGCAAAGATCTGTTCCGGCGTGTTCCATGCATTTTCCAGATCAATAAAATACTGGCGAATCTGCTTTCCCTCTGGAGATCTCTGGATCATGCAAATCTGTTTTGCCATATCTACGGATATTTCAAAATCAGTTTGCGGTCTTCCACCTTGTTCCGAGGTTTCTCCCAATTTTGGGAAAAACTCTTTTCCCTCAGAAAAGCCATATTCTTTCATTCTCTCAAACCATGTTGTAAACTTAGTTCCAATGTGCAGTTTTTCATGTAACTCCCTAGCTGATACTGTCGGATTCTCTGATTCATAGTTAATTGTTAAAATCTCATTCATGTGGTATCCTCCTATTCTTCTTTTTCTGCGCAAAGCGCAAACCCTTTTATTATCCCGATTGCTTCACATTTTCTTTCTTTTGGGATTCTTGCCAAGATATCAACCAACTCTTTTGCATCATCTTTCTTCTGTTTTGGGAATCCACCTTTCCCATTTTGGACAAATTTTGGACAAATCTTGATTTTTCATTCCCACCATGTTATACTAACACCCGTTACAAAACCCCTAAAAACAAGGTCTTACAAGGGTTTCGCCGATTCCCGGCGTAAAATGAATCGTGTGTTCGTGACCTTCCACACGTAAAACAAAACTAGAGGAGAGAATTTCATATGAAGAACAAGAATGTAGCATTTATGACTCAGGCAGCGATGATCGCTGCAATCTATGTGGTGCTTACTTATGTATTTGCACCATTTTCATTCGGAGAAGTACAGATACGTATTGCAGAAGCACTTACGATCCTTCCGGTATTTACACCGGCAGCGATTCCTGGACTTTTCGTTGGATGTATTGTTGGAAACATTCTCGGAGGAGCAATCCTGCCGGATATCATTTTCGGAAGCATTGCAACTTTGATCGGAGCATTTTTTACTTATCAGCTTCGTAACAAAAACCGTTTCCTTGCACCGTTACCACCGATTATTGCTAACACAGTAATCGTTCCGTTTGTACTTCGTTACGGATATGGAGTAGCACTTCCGATTCCGTTTATGATGTTGACAGTTGGTGTCGGAGAAGTTGTCGGATGTGGTGTGCTTGGATTAGTCCTTTATACTGCATTGAATCGTTATAAAAATGTAATTTTTAAAACAGCATAAGAAGATGTAAAAAGCGGACAGACTGAAAAGCTATTCAGCCTGTCCGTTTTTTATACTATTGTTGTGTATACAATCGTAGAATTTTACAAATTTAAGTGGAGATATATTTATGGAAAAGTGGATATGAATCTTCTATAATATAAAAAGAGAAACTGTAACCAGATGAAAGTTTGATAGTAA